AAGGTACCAATTGTGAAGCTTCCATAACGCGGCCACTACCGGCTCACTAAAATCAAACCGTTGATACATTCGCTTTATCATCTTCAGTGCATCTTGGAAAATCTGGTCAGCTACCATCTCATCCTTATCGCTCTTCTCAATCTTGGTAACCGGCTTATAAGGGACTTTCTTCCCGGTACGCATCTCAGCTATCACATCGAGCAACGGACTCTTCCCCGACTTGAAGTTACGGAAGAAATTCGGAAGGGATGTAACATACGCCGGTATACGCTTACACGCTTCGGCTATCTCCTCTGCTGTCACGGGGCCTATCGTCGTATAGTCATAGCTCGGATTCTCTGGCTTATACTTGGCAACGAATGAACCATCGAGCAATGCGCCATACTGATTATAGACGGTGGTTATACCTTTATACGTCTTGCCATTGCCATCCTGTATTTTCGGTTTAAGGTGTGATACTTCCTTAACATGATCTATAAACGAAACGAACCACTCAGGTAGTGGCTTGGACTTGGATTCTTCGGGGAATAAATTATCACCTGAAGGAGTGGGCTGGGGCACTACTGCACCTGTAGCCTTATACTGTAACCACTCCTTGCACACGGTCTCGGTATCGATGTCTGCCTTCGTTTGATAGAACAAAAAATGACGGACTTGCATGGGTATATGGAAGTACACACGATGCCCTGTCTCGGGATCGTGTTGGTTATACTTTTCTAACAGGCCACGCTCTACCAGTTTACGTATCACTGTGCTAAGGTTATGCGTACTCGACACTGGTACCATTTTATAGTATCGCAAAAAGGTTGAGTAACACATCCACGCATAGTCTTTACCATCTATAATGAGGATGTTAGTCTTAGTACCATCCAGCAACCACTTGATCCATCCTAACAACGCGGCCTCAGTGTAGGATAGATTATATTCTGCGGCGACGGGGCCATAGATACCCCCACCACAGGGGTATCGAGCTGTCTCTCTCCATGAAGCACATAGCTCCTGTAACTCATCTGTACCCACATCTACCCCCAATTTAATTCGTCACCACACCAGATTGGTGTGCTACCCATGCACGACATATATCCTCGAAATCTAACACAGCCCCAATCTGACAGAATAAAAAGTATTCGACATCTTCAGGTATATGAAAGTATACACGATGACTGATTACAGAGCTATGATAATTATGCTTCTCCAATAAACCACGCCCCACAAGCCCCCTAATTATCGTGCTGAGATGGGATGTACTAGATACATTCAGTATAGGAAACTGCTGTAGAAAATATTTATAATCCATCCAGACGTACTCTTTTTCTGATATGGTCATAGATGATACTTCCCCTTCTTCTGCAAGCTGGTGTATCCATCCTAATAGAACTGCCTCAGTGGCAGTCAAGCCGTACTCGTGGGCCATTGGGCCAAACACACCGCCCCCACAAGGGTAGAGGGCTATACTCTTCCAAGAATCGTAAACCCTCTGAAATTCATTGTCACCCATATTGTCCTCCTTAATCATAGCATAGTCTAGGGGGTCGGTAAATTCTACCCCCTATACCCTTATATCACTGTGTGGCCTTAGCCGCTCGCGCCGCCCGACGTTCAGCTAACCGTCGCTCGAATCGCTTCTGTTTAGCTGACTTGGGCCGTTCTACAGGAGCAGGAGGTGCTGACTTCTCACCTTCTTTATGGATAGCCTTTACTACGTATCGTGCCATTACTTGTCCCCCCTATAGAATATTCCTCTCAGCCAATCCCGCCCCATTCCAGTCCACTCAATGTAGTATGTGGCATTATCAATATCTGTATACTCTCCTTGTATCCTAATAACGTAGAAATCTGTTTCTGAGTATTCTGGATATAGCATCCATTCACCAGATTCGTTCTCAATACCCAGCCCCATTGATGTTAGCTCTGTATAGAACTTGGCAACAGACTCAAATCCTAACTCACTAGCAACTGCATCTGAACTGTAAAAACGGGAGTTGTACTCAAGCCTATCTGCACGACACTCCAACGCAATACACTTTCGCTTCATATCTACCATCTTTATAAGTGACTCACTCATCCTGATCCCCCTCTCGCTCTTTATCCCAAGCAATAATCCTCGGTACTAAATAGGTTCTCCACTTCTCAAGCTGACGAGTACGCACCACCGCTTGTAAGTGAACTATTTCAGTGAAGCGCTCTTTATTTTGCACAAGTGCAAGAATATCAGCATTGATAGCTGATTGTGATGGTAGGTCGTCCTTGATGAGATATCCATGCGCCCTTAAATATGGAAACACAACCTTCTTGGGATGTAAAGCAAAATGCTTGGCACATCGAGAAATATTCATCGTAGCTTCTGACTTCATCATTGCATCATAGGATTCTATCTTAGGCGCGGCCTCAATAAGTGCCTGACTCTTTTGCTCTATCTCCTTAGCCTGATCTGCGGCAAGTTGAAGTGCTTCAGCATACGTCTTAGGGATAGCAACGGAATAACTACCAGTCTTACGAATAGATGGAAGCACCTTTTCAAATACCCACTTCTCAAAACGAGCGGCTTCAGGCATAGTGGAACCTATTATCAGCCGATATAGGTCAGCCTCATTTATGATGCGAAGTTCTTGTATTCCTCCAGAGGTCGGAAGGGGGTGGTGTTTTGCCACCCCCTTACAGTGTAGCTTTATAGCATTCACAGTATCATTGTACTCCAGCGCCATTGCCACATCTTTAGCCGCGAACCAAAGCTCTCCATCTCGATCAATAATCCGTAGTTGCTTGCCCTCAAACATCTCTGTCAATTCATTCATAGAGTCCTCCTAGAAACGAAAAGGAGATTATAGAGTCCCCCTTGCACGGGTTAAGAATGGGTGCGTGCCATCCTTGGACTCTATAATCTCCCTGATAACTTCACGCACTGTGGAGTATCATACCGAGTGCAAGCGGCATGATGGAAGGAGTGTAGCACACTTTTTCGATTTTGTCAAGTGGTATTTTGTGACCCGCCGCATTATTTTTAGGGGCTAACCTACCACAGTATTGCCAGAGTGTATCATAGAATCACAGATTAGTCAAGCACTATGGGGGTATAAACTATAGAGGGGTAGGTCTTATAAATAGATGGGGTGGTCTTAAAAATAAACCGACCCCGGTCTTAAAAGTAAACCTTCTTAATGTAATCATATAGATAATAAATAATATAGTATACTATCATATACTATATTATTTATTGGAATGATAGTGTTATTCTTAACAGAATAACAGGCGAAAATTCGCCTTCTTCTTTTTTCAGTGGACTGTAAGAGGGTACAAGATGCTATCCACCTGAAGATAATCTATAAGTAGTTATTGCGTTTTTGCCCACCGCACCCACCACAAGGCCGTCATCCCGCCGCTATAGCTGTTTCCTGCGTCACCACGGCGTTTTCTGAACGAGTGCCATAGTTTCCCCCTATATAATGGTGCGTTGATTCTAGGGGCCTTCTCGTTGAATCTAGGATAGGGGTGTTTTGTCAGGAGTATAGCATATATTCCTGACAATTTGCTTGACTTTTTGTATGAGTGGCAGTACACTCTCATTATCTTTTTGTGAGGAGATCAATATGCGTACGTCGTTTCAGCTTAAAGAGACTCCATGGCCCCATGAGATTTACTTAACTAATGCCGATGCCGAGGAGGCTTATCGTACGGGAGAGGCCCCTGATTATTGTGTGGGCATAGGTTCATTGCCTAGAAGGATATCCTGTGGATTCTATGCTGCTGAATTAACGTTTGTGGAATGGCTTGATCGATACCATATAAAAATAGCTTGACTTCTAGGCAGGATTATATTACACTATTAGTACGGAGGAACTTATGGTACAGGCTAGGTCGTTCGAGATTGATGGCGTTGTGGTTCCGGGTCACTATGTTATCATAGCTGATGATGTGGTGTTGCTACAGGCTGACTTCAACATCGTGGCTATGAAGCGGGATGGGAAGATGTATGTGGATAGATCACGAGTAGTGGATGGTATGCTACGAATAGGGTGCTACAATTCGATTGCATTCTTTTTTGGGCACCATGAGTTACATACTAGGCAGTTTGAGTGTGTTGACCTGAACAACGGAGACCTGATCCGTTAAATAAAATTTATTTTCCAGAAAACGGAAAACCGACAAATGCGCTCGGGATGGAAGATAAACCGACAAAGATACTAAGGAGAAAGACTATGAAGAGATCAATCGAATACCGATTTGAACAGAAAATAAAGCATGGAGAACTGAAGAAAGTAATACTTTATTCCGAAGGAGGAGAAGAAATTCTCTTTCAGAAAAACAATTATCGGGAAAGGGATTATCGAAAAGAATGTAGAAACTGACAAAAACAATAAGGATATTTAGTAAAGATATTAAACAAAGTAATAAAGAATAAACGTGATATTGCCAGAAACAAAAGGTAATATCACGTTTTTTATTAACTAATTTAGACAAAAGATTAACTAATTTAGTCAATAATAATGTTACATAAAACTAATATATAACTAGTCTAATGTATAATTTGATTAACTTTATAGGTGTTTCTTAGCTCTAAGGGGGAGGAGTAGCAGTGACACTATTATAATATATGGGATGTTTTTATAACTTATTTTTGAGATGTGTTTGAACTTTTTCATTTATGTTTGATGCGTTTGTTTGATGCATATGCGCGAGAGGTGTACTGGTTCTTTTTCTATAATCTTAATGTAACCAATACAGTTACTAGTACAGTCTATTCATATATAGTAAAATCTTTATATAACAATAGACTATACTAAAAGCCTATATAGTAATTATTCTATGTAAACATACTATAATATATAGATTCTAGTGATATTCTATCCATTATCTTTTAATTACATTCTTTATTCGCTCATTATCATACATGGAACATATATAAAATTGATCGAATCGGCGATATAGATATATAAATATAGAAACGTATTAGAGATATAGGCTATATATGGAAGAAAAAGAAAATCGATGAAAATGATTAAAAATCGCTTGACACGACTTGAATACACTTATACAATGCAGTATCTTATTAGAAGAGAGGTACAATATGATTATGACTGGAACGGTCAACGGAAAGCGTATAGCCTATGATAGTGACTATACGGAATTTCTAGTGCAGGTTGGCAAGGGAACGAAGGGAAGCTATAAAACGCGATATAGCTTTATAGGTAAATTGAATCAAGCCGTAAGCTACTACAATGCTATCAATATCGGCAATGGTTATAAAAAACGGCTCTATATGCCTTCGTGCTCTAAAAATCCGGTTATAGCGAAAGCGAGTAGCTAAAATGGCTATACATGTTTATAGCGTCAAGGCCAGAAACGGATCGGCGTACACTGGCACCGATAGGACAAGGGCGCTTGACATATACTGTCAAGCCGTGGTACAATCGCCGCGAGCGGAATATATAGAATTAGACCGTGACGGAAAAATGGTCAAGTTAGACCATGGACGTATGACGATTAAGGCTTGACATGGTACGCCGTGGCATGTATTATATAGGCAATGGAGGAATGGAACATGATAGCGAAGTATGAGAAATTGAGTGAGAACATAAGCGACGAAGGCCGCGCCGCGAGGGACAAGGAGCTAGTGCGAGGTATCAAGGTACTAGACCGTGCCGGTCTATGTATAGTAGATTGTCGGTTATACATGGGCCGTAGTAGCACGGCGTCAACAGTGTATTGTAATATATGGATACACGGAGGCAGTATCCACGGCGCGGCGAGCGGAAAAGCTGGCGGATACGGCTACGATAAGAAAAGCGCCGCCGTAGGTTCCACGCTTGACAATCTCGGTGTCAAGCTCTATCAGGATGATGGTATAAAGCCCGTCAGTATAAACGGCGTCGGTGATGATGCTATCCGTACGGCGCTACTCGCCGTAGCCGTAACGCTAGGATATAGCGCCGAGAATCTAATCTATGTAGAGTGCTACGCATAAAGATATGCGAGGATTGCGCTATATACTTTTATAGCGCTTTCCTAGCCTATTTTATAGGTTAATCTTTTTTTACGGGGGTGAGAAAATGAAACGACTACAGACGCGAACAAAACTTAACATAGGCATTTATAGCGAAGGCACGCTTAGGCCGTTAGACCTATGCGGCGCGTTCGCCTATGAATTGGCATGCCTACGCTTGTCACGGCGTGAACGGGCAACAATACGCGATATACTAAAAAAGCTAGAAATTGAAAATAACAAGCCATATACAGAACGCGACGGTTATGCGCCGTATTTTCGGGACGTCTATTATGAGGATATGATAGATATTATCGATAGGCATTGTCCAAAAAATGCGTACTTTGGATCAAGCGAAGGCGACGGCGCTTGCATAGGTATATGGCAATATACGGGAGAGGAATACTAACATGATAACTACATTTGAGGCGTATTGCAAGGATTATTGCATAAAAGACGGTAAAGAAATATCGAGATTTTATGTAAAGCGCAATAGTGAAGTTTTCTTGACTGCCTATGCGCTATCATGCGGATATATTGACGTATGGGACGACGGTAAATATGAAATAACATTAGATTATAGCAATGAAACATATAGATTAAGAATTCGTTACATTCCAAAGGAAGGCGAGATTATCGGCCTAAAAGGGCTTGACTTTATGAATAGACGGCTTGACATTATACGTAAAAAGCAAGTACACTATATAGAGATGATAAGGGAGACAAAATGAAATATCTTTTTATAATTACCGGGCGGCGATGGTTCCAAAAATCCTATGGTAATACATACCATACTGCTACTATGGAAGTGCGAGACATAGACGGTAATACAGTCTACACATATAAATCAGGCGAGCGATACGGCTACGGCGAGCAATTTATTACTACGGCTATGGAGTATCTTTTAGAAGCTGGATACCTTGACGGCTTGATACATTATAGCCATGGCGGAACGGAGCCTCTATATCGGTACTGCGAGCGCATGGGATACCCTAGGCCGATAATCAATACGATAGACGTGGCAAGGGAAAAAGACTTATGAAAACGCATAAAGGCGAGCTAGTAAGTGATACTATGCTAACGGAAGCAAGGCGGGCAGTTGCGGAAGATTGGCGGACTATGGCGTATGATATCAAGATAGAAAATGCTTACGCAAGTCATATCACGGAAGAACAGAAAATCCAGTTTTATCAGGATGAATTAAGATATGCCGATGAAATTGAGCGCGGCGAGCATGATAGTAATTTCACGATATGGCAACGATTGAATACTTATATTACGGGAGAGTGTATAGCGTTTCTATCGTAGGAAGGATGGCATATAATGAACAAGCTAGAGTACATGGTTAGGAAAGACAAATACGATACTTATTTAGTGTTTCCCTATGACCCGGCGAATCATGGCATGATGTCAATATACGCCCATGTCGGCCAGCATTGCGAAGCGTCGATAGAGTATATCAGGGAGTCAAAGCCCGCTATCGACGAGGCCCTAGTCAACGAATACAAGGGAATTCTAGCGGCGCATGAGCCTGAAATCACTATGCAAGAGATAAAGCGTATACAATGGGCTAGGGTTTATAATAGGAAGTAACTAAACAATAACCATTCTAAGGCCCTTATACCTAACAGTATAGGGGCTTTTTGTATATCCAGCTATCAACCTTTACCCACTGTATAAAACACAATAGTTTCATAGTTTCCAAATATTGCAACTATATATCATTATGATATCTAATTGATATAGATAATCATTATCAATAGACATAGGCAAGGAATAGTGTATCATTTTGACACATATAGTTAGAAAAGTGTATCATTATGATACAGTATAGGATAGGGTATATAGTAAGGTATAAGGCAGGCGGGGAGCAATCTTTCTTATTCCCTAACATATTTTCTTTTTTCTATTGACAAGCTTTCTACACTGTGCTATATTATGTATATCAAGATTAGGGAGGATCAAATGGACAATGTAGCAATGAGCGTAGCCGTGACTAACTTTGCCGACAAGCTCAGGCGGTTTAATGCTTCCGGCACTACCACTACTAAGGTAGTACACAATAGGGAGCATGTCGTATCTATCTATCATCAGGAAGAGCGTAAGGCCATTATCTACGATAAGGCCGCTACTTTGCTAGTCAAGCGGTCAAAGTAGACTATGGCTAGGCTTATAGCATACATACTAGGGTTTATAGCCCTATGTATCATAGTTGATCGATTAGCCTACTGGATGGGCAGGAAGGATTAGGATTGTGTATACCTATCATGTACAGTACAATATAGGCCGGACACGTTACGTACTATGCTATGATGACGGCGCTACTTATTGTGATGGTTCAGTATTTTATAAAGTAAAGCTATACAGAAATAAAATGGACTTGAATAAAGCAATCAAAGACATGAAGGCGCAGGGATATACAGAGCAAAATCCATAGCACTGTACACTATACCATAGTACCCTAGTCATAATCGACTAGGGTATTTTTTTATCTCAATGATATGAGCATGCATAGGGTATAGTATATATAGGCAGTAGGATAGTGATAGCACTGTAGATACATAGGGTAATGATACGGCGTGGTAGTAGTATAGATAGGTATGAGCGTGGATACTATGGATGGTAGACGAGGCAGGAATAGGGTATACCCCCCAGCCCCCTCTACCCCACCCAAGGTCCCTCCTCCTAGTCCGCGTCAGGCTAGAGCTTCCGTGGGGCCAATATGCTCAACTAAAATTTTTTCAAAAAATATCTCTTCGTGGGGCCTCTCTTGACATATTACAAAAAGTATGATAGTATCTTGATACTAGGGGGTACTAATGAATACTTTACAAGCGAATAAAATACTGTTACTGGAGCAGGGATTACAGCAGTGCTCTATTTGCGGCGAAATAAAGCCCTTATGCGAATTTAGTAAACGAAGGGATAAGTATCGATCAGCATGTAAGGTGTGTACAAGGGAGCTATATAGGAAACAGACGGGGTACTACATAAAACATACACCCACCGAAGAGGATACCCGTTTACAGAGTTTATTAACGGAGTCAACCAAGGCAAAAAATAAACGTTTACAGGATACCGGAATGGGTTGGTGCAGTTCATGTAAAAGAGAACTGCCTTTATCTGAATTTTATACGGATAGAGCTAGTAAGAATAGATGTAAACTTTGTGATTATAAATATAAGTATAAAGGAACGGCACAGGAGTCACGGTTTGTACACAATAAGCGCCTTATTACTCGCGGACTCTATTGGTGTAATTGTTGTAAGCATGAGTTACCCATTCGGACATTTTTAAAGAATGACAAAGGGAACCCTATTGGATTTTGCTCAAAATGTAGACAGAAAGCTAATATTATATTAGCGCGCAAACGACGGGACATTGATGGTATATACCGCATGAAGATTAGCATTACCACTTCATTTCGGCGTGCTATTAGGGGGAAACAATTAGGCAGTGCTTCTAAATGGATAGGATGCTCCAAGCAGTTCTTAAAAGATTACTTGGCTAGTCTATTCACCGAAGGCATGTCGTGGGATAATTATGGGGAGTGGCATATTGATCACATTATCCCACAAGCCTACTTTGACTTCAATAACCCTGATGAAGTTCGTATGTGCTGGAACTACCGAAATCTACAGCCGCTATGGGGCCATGACAACGTTGAGAAGGGCGCTAACCTTCCTATCGATCTTGATGAACGACTAGCTATTCTACGTGCTGTTTGTATACCCGTTCAGTGATGCCTTACTGGGTATACCTCTAAAATAGCCCCTATAAGGCATACCGGCATGAAAAGGTACGCCCTATATGGGCAAAACGCCGTGGTGAGCTTCCTAGGGGCTATAGCGGGCAAAATAAAAGCCCACCTTGTTATGGGTGGGCCTATAGGATTACAGATACTTGAGCATAAACTCTAAGGCTTCTTTACCGGTGTCGAATATACAAATCTCAGGTGGAGTATCTTCAGTATCAGTATTGTCGCCCATCTCTACCACCGCGTCGATAGCCTCTTGGCCGCTCTGAGTGGTAGTAGCAAGCCTACTTTGTGAATAGTCTATACCACAGAAGGCAAAGAAAAGGGTGTTATTTCCAGTACATCGGAGTAGGTATACGTCCTGCCCCCATACAGCCACATAGTGTTTATTCCGGTCATAGATAATCTTCTCAGGCTTTTGTCCTTCACCCTTGAGTTGTAGCACTTCAGCTTCCAGATCAGCTACACGCTTCTGCAAGGCTTCAATGGTGCTGTCATCTTCCAGCATAGCGTCTGACCATTCCCAGTCGGCCATATCACCCAGTTCATAGTTGCCATCAGCATAGATATTGGTAATCTGGAATGACTGCCCCGCGTATACGAACATATCGTCCACAAATACCAACGGAGTGCCATCGTTTCCCTTAACGTCAAATGCATCAGCACTATCTTTCGGCTGTGCATCAATCCAAGCCTTCGACTTGATCCGTACCGTGTCCCCTACTTTGTGCTTCATCATTCCTCCTCCTTTAGATGTTCCAGAAAAAACGTCATCGCTTCCCGTATGGTGTCGAATTCATATACTGTACCATCGAATCTATAAATATCGTCTATAGCTTTTTGCGGTGAAAGATGCGCTCGTGTCAGAACGTACATTGTGGGGTCGTTTTTATTGCCTGAGTAGAAGGCGTAGGTTCCTGAAGTACCGAACAAAATTCCCGGTATAGTGTGTGTTCCGTTAAGGGGGTGGATAATCGCTACGTATGCTTTCTCTTCGTGATATATTCTTGTCCCTTCATCTACCGTCAGTAGTTCTTCCATCCTAGCGATTTCTTCTTTCATCGCATGAATCCTCCTTTGCATCCGTTCTTTCGTTAAGTTCATCTTTCGGCTCCTTCCTTGTAAATCGATATTGCTCCAGTGCTATGTTGTAGGTCTCACACGCACATCCTTCACACTCCCGTACCTCGCTACATTGTGTGGCAGGGTCATAGGGACATTGTTCCAACTGCTCCGTAGGCACCTCCATGATTTGTAGAGTGTACTATAAGATTGCGGAAAAGTCAAGCGAAAAATGTACTTGACTTTTGTAAAAATTAGTGATACTATCCACGTACAACGAAAACAAGGAGAATAAGGATATGGTAGCGGCTATTATGTTGATTTTGCTTGTGTTGGCCTTGGTGTCATGGGCGTTTATGTATGGAGCCACAGTGAATGATGATGAGGAGGAAGTATGAGTTTGGAACTGAGTGGCGGATTGGATTGCAAAACGACTTCAGGTGGTGCCGATTTTTCTGAGGGCTACGGGATCAGGTTTGGCGAGGAATATATCACCCCAGAAGATTTCGTAAAGTTCGTCATGTATGTGATGACGAATACTGACCTTGCTTCCAATGATCCCCGTAGGGAATTGAAGGAGCGATTGTCAGGGCTAATGGAGATACCGGGCTTCAATAGAGGCAATATGCGGTATTCTCAAGCACCGGAGAAGTTTGGGGCAGATTATCGTGTGCTGGCCCCGGATGAATTCCCTGAGCCGGGAATGGAGGTATAGATGGATAAACGGGTACTACCTATTCCTACTTCGTTTGAGCTTCATGGTATTACCTATCGAGTTCGATTGATGCCCGATCTCATTGCTAGTTCTGATAATATGGGAGAGGCATCCTTTCGTCTCAATGAGATTTGGTTACAGACAGTTATGCCGGGTGTACCTTTATCAGTAGATAAGCAGGGGCAGGTTTTTTGCCATGAACTTCTGCACCATGTTTTACGAGAGGCACAGAGCGATCTCAAGGACAATGAGGCATTTGTAGATTTGGTTGCGTCATTATTGCATCAGGCATTAGTGACAGCTAAGTACAAGGAGGAAGTATGAGGGTTCAATTTAAGACTTGTGGTACTTGTGCTCGCTTTGATAAGTGTTGGGCCGAGAGTTCACAGATTATGCAGACGAAAGGTGTGTCCCTCACCGATGATTATGAGGAGTGCAAGAAGATTCCGGCTTGTGATAAATATCAGAAAGGGGGATGAAATGGATTCTAATATACCTACAAAAGTGGCAGAATGTTTTTACAGGGAAGCTACGTATGACTATTCTCCAGAGGATGTCAAGAAATTGGCGGGCTATATTAGTATGGCTATTATCCTCACTCAGATTGATGTGAAGGCCGAAGAAGGAAACGGGGAATGGTACAAACAATGATTGACATTGAAGAAGTCGTAGCCGATAATGGCAGTATGATGCGGGTATGGCGATATGCTGATGCCCCAGAACTACTCAAGGGCCTTGTGCATGACCCAATGTGTTGTGATCTGGTAGTCGCTATGCCTAGCGAGAAGCTAGGTATACTGGTAGACACCCCCCTTATGGATTGGATGTTTGGGGACTACATTGTTCCTGAAGTACATGATATGGGAGAGTGGGTTATCTACTTCGTGTTTCATTAAGCTATAATTTCATTACTACTTAAGCACCCCTAACCGGGTGCTTTTTTGTTGTCTACGGGGTACTTGACAAAGTTAAGAAAGTATGCTATGGTGTACTCTAATATATAGCACTTATCTTATATAGAGGAGTTTACCATGGGACGGACTAAGGGCCTTACTGATGCGATGATTGTAGAAAAAGAAGGTGGTATCGCTAACGCCGTCGAGATTATGGGTACTGATGAGAACGGGATACCGACAACGATTTGTGGTGTAGATATACTTCGCTACAAGCTCACCAAGTTCGAGGTGGAGTTTGTCATCGAGTACATGAACAACGGCATGAATGCCGTTTCTGCCGCGATGAAGATATTTGGCTTAAAGCGTATGGCGGCGGCTAAGGCGAAGGCCGCATACCTTATGAACAACGGCAGGGTATTCCCCCTGCTTCAGCTATTGCTAAAAAATAGTGTTAGTTCTTCTTTACAGTATAGCCCTGCCTTGCTTATGACGAACGTGCAGACATGGCTACAGTATGACATCAATAAGTATTACACATCCGATGGAGATGCCATCCCTCTTGAGGAGATTGAAGAAGAAGCGCGCCAACTTATCAGCGGCGTGGACTATACCGTCAACTCTAAAACAGGTGAGCGCTATGTCACCTATAAGTTACCTGATAAGTACAAGGTTCTGCAAGAGTTGTCGTCCATCGTGAAATTCCTCCAGACGCTTACGACGGTTAATGCTGAGGATGAGTCCGATGCAGAGCAGAAGCGCAAGGAGATTTTTGGCAAGTTTACGAATCATACCCCGGAGATTGAATAATGGCTATAAAATATTCATGGGATGATATTGCTACTATCAGGGAACACCCCCATATTCTTGGGCTACTTGGGGGTAAGACGCTCCTTACTGAAATGCACTCAGATTGGATTCGATATATATGGGACACCAATCAGGATAGGGCGCTCAAGGCCCACCGTGGTTCGTACAAGTCTACGTCGATTATCGAGTGTGGTGTTCCTTGGCACCTTATGTGGAACCCGAATGATCGTATTGCTATAGTCAGAAAGACTTATACCGCCGCCGCTGAAGTGGTGCGTTCCATATCGAACCTCATGGAAAATCCACTTGTGCGTCCGGTGTTTGAAAAGGCGTGGGGTTCAAAATGGAAGTTCACTACAAAGCGTGAGGGGAAGTTAAATCTTTCTGTTAAGGAAACATCCACCCCACAGCTTTCTATAGAGGCGCTAGGGCTTGATTCCAATATAACAGGAAAGCATTACGACCGTGTAATATGCGATGACTTCATTGATCTGAATGATCGTATCTCTGAGGCTGAACGAGAAAAGACAAAATTACTTATTCAGGAAATTCGCGCCAACATCATCGACCGTGACAAGCCCACGTCATTTATTGGTACTCCGTGGCATAAGCATGATGCGTGGACGATTCTGCCTCCAGCGTTGGAATACCCCATAGACAAAGCCCATCTCGTTACGCAAGAGCAGATAGCCCGTATCAAGAGCACGACGACACCGATTCTGTATGCTTGTAACTACGAACTGCGCTTTGAGGCAGAGGATGACCTTATCTTCAAAAATCCGCATAAGGGTACATGGCATTATGACGAAGTGAAGGATGTAAAGGCTCATGTCGATGCGGCGTTCAAGGGCGATCACTGGAATGCTCTGACGATAATGGGACGGATGCCAAATGGTAGACTTAATGCAGTTGGCTTTGCTTTCCACGGGAATATCAAGGAATGGCTTCCATTCATCTGCCAGAAACTTATTCAATACGGCGCGAAGAGCCTGTATGTGGAGGACAACGCCGACCGTGGATATTCCGCTGACATCATAAGTCAGAACCCAAATGTGAAGCGCGATGGTATCTGGGTTGAGTCGTATTTCGAGAAAATGCACAAGGAAGTCAAGATACAGACCTACGGCTATGAGGTATGGCCCATAATAGAATGGGCGAATGATACCGACCCTGAGTATATGGAACAGGTGTGTGATTGGCGTGTGAAGCAGGAACCAGATGATGCCCCAGACAGTATGGCGTCATTGATCAGAGAAGCAGGGTTCAGCACTGTAAGTGACTGGTCAAAATCGGCTATTTGGGACTATTGAGCACTATTACGGGTAGTAAATTGGGGGCTTGACAAAATGACGAAAGTATGCTATAGTGATATAACATAAGAGATTCACTATATAGTGGAGGTGATACGGTGGACGATCTATTCCCCGATAATAATACAAAGACAGATTCTACCGGAATCATCCCCATAAAGAGCAGAGTGCCGCGTGGGGATGGATGGGGAAACGTCTTTACCGGATTGGGCGGCAAAAACGATAAGTCAATTTATACGAAGTTTGGTACATCGTATATGATTGATGACGATACACTATCCAATATCTATACAGGTGATGGTTTGGGTGGCCGCATTGTTGATGTAGTAGCTGATGATATGACCCGCGAGTGGATATATCTTGGTGAAGATGAGGATGCAAGTGCTCTCAAGGTCATGGAAGAGCTTCAACGGCTCAATGCCGAAGAGACCTTTAACTTGGGTATTAAGTGGCAACGTCTTCTTGGTGGAGCTTTGATTATTGTTGGGGCTATGGATGGGCAGTCCCCAGAGAAGCCACTTAAACTGGACAAAATCAAAACTATTGAATACCTCAAAGTGGTGGATAAGACCTGTATCCCCATAACAGAGTGTATCTTTGACACAGACCCCCGCTCTGCTACCTTTGGACAGGTACAAATATATAAGATAAACTACTATGTGGGAACGCAGGTTGTTCCCATGTATGTTCATGCCTCCCGAGTCATACCACTACACAACGATACAGTGCCAACACGCATAAATGGTTTGGTGGACGCTTCTACCCGTTATTGGGGTATGAGTTCTCTACAGCGTGTATATGATAGTTTGAAGGATTTGGGCGGCATAACACAATCCACGGTGAATATCCTTATGGAGTTCATCATTGGCAAGTTCAAGATCAGCCACTTGGCAGAAATGCTTGCATCCGGTCAGGAACAGAAGGTTGTTCAGCGGCTGGAAATAATGAATCGTTCCAAGAGTGTCATAAACGCTGTATTGCTTGGCGATGATGAAGAGTACACAAGGGACTATGCCACCTTGGCGGGACTACCAGAAGTTATAGACAGGTTCATGCTTCAGCTTTCTGGTTCTACAGGTATTCCGGTTACACGATTGTTTGGACGTTCTCCTGCTGGCCTTAATGCTACGGGGGAAAGTGATCTCCGTAACTACTACGATTTGATTGAGGCCAATCAGCGAAATAAACTGCTTCCGGCAGTGCGGCGTTTGGTATCCTTTGTTTGTAGTTACTCAGGTATTGCCGAGGCTCCTGATGTCAAGTTCAATTCGCTATATCAGTTGTCAGAGGAAGAGAAGGCTAATGTCGCCAAGACGTATGCCGAGACAGAAAAGATCACCGCTGAAACTGAAAAGATATATACTGATATGGGGGCCAGAGACCCGGCTGATATAAGCTCGGAGTATGGTTGGGAACCCGTGGATGCAGAAAACTTTCAAGACCCAGAAGCCGATCCCAATATAGAGGACGTTCCAGATGACACCAACAAGCAAAAATGAATTTCAGATACTCTTTAAGTATCGTTGGAACACTTTGACAAAGCGCCAACAAGAGATGCTATTGAAAAAGAAGCCAAAGCGTCGTTATTATCCTATCGCCATAGAGCATTCTTATGCGGAAAGTATATCGGCTTCTATGAAGATAGTGACAGCCTCAGTGCTGGGCAGGCTTGAGGGAAAGTTGGCAACATGGATGAAGATGAATGACCGTGGTGTCAGAGTAGACAGCCCCGATGATGAACTTGAAGCCATTCTAAAAGAAGTTGAAGAAGAGATAGCCACTATGTTTACAACAGGGGCATCACTAGGCGCTGTGTTCGATTATGTCGAATCAGTTGCTAATCGTATCTTTGGTTTTGAAGAGATACAGTGGCAGTCACAGATAGCAGTTGTGCTGGGTATCCCATTGAAAACTGGTGCTCCGTGGTGGCCAGAGACGCAGAAACTATGGGTAAACGAAAATCACCGGCTGATTAAGAGTCTATCACAAGAATATATTACGAAGCTCAATACACTATTGACTACAGGCTTTCAGTCAGGATGGTCATACGAAGAAATGGTTGGGGCTATTCAAAAGTTATCAGACAAGATTACTGGTTATCGCGCACGACTCATAGCGCGTGATCAGGTTGGTAAGCTCCAGTATGCAATAACTAGGAACCAATTTGAGTCAATAGGTATGGATGGATATATCTGGTTGACTGCTCGTGATGAGCGTGTGCGTGGAAATCCAAATGGAAGATACCCAAAGGCGATTCCTTCACATTGGATTATGGACGACAAGGTATGTAAGTTCAGTGATCCCCGTGTGTTTTCCGAGACTGGTGACGAATGGTTGCCTCGATATGCGACAATGCCAGACGTACATCCGGGACAAGCCATTATGTGCAGGTGCACAAGCACTCCATACTGGCTTCCGGTTCTTAGAGAAGCAATAGGGTCAAAGATATAGGAGGATACGATGCGATGTACGCCGGAACTGCTAAACCGTATTCAAGAAGCCGTTGAAGGCATTGAGTATGGTACAGTGAGAATTACAGTTAATGATAAAGGCACCTATACGGAGATTAGTGTAGAAAAGAAAGACCGCATATTCAAGGTCTCCACTGCACCATATCACGAAGGATAAACAATTTGAGGCATTTGTTTAGTTTTTGTGCTATAGGCGAAAATAGTCTATATGCAAATCTGAATATATAGGAGGTGCTATATGTCTTGTGGTACGGGGAAGAAAAAGCCCAAACCCGATAGCCCAAAGCCTAAGAAGAAGTAGGTGAAGTATGGCAAACAGATTTGATACGATTTTGGCACCTGACTGGATGTATACAAAGTTTGAGAAAACACCAGAGGGGTTCCTGAAGGGTCGAGCGGTTATTTGTAGTACAGGCATTTACGAGTATCGGAGGGCAGACGGTTCTATTGTGAAGGAGCTAAGGCTACCCGAAGAGGTATTCGCCCCGGCCTTCCTTGAATCACTCAAGCTCAAGCCGGTTACGCTCGGCCATCCTGATGAGATGGTTACGGTTGATAACGTCCAGAAGTACCAGAAGGGTACACTGGGGGACAATCCTTCCAGTCCGGGAGGAACTGAGGGTAAGCCTAATATGGCGGGCGGTCAGGCTGGATATCAGTTCTATAGCACTGACATGTACCATGTATCCATCGATATGATTATTCACGATGCGGATACAATACGTGCAGTGGAGAACGGAACGGATGAACTAAGTGTGGGTTACAACTGTGATCTTGAACCGGCTACACCGGGGGCGAGATTCTTGGGACAGACCTACGATTATATTCAGCGGAATTTAAGGGCCAATCACGTTGCGATTTGTGACGTTGCCCGCGCCGGAGATGCCGCGAAGATACGTTTGGATTCCGACGATGCTATACTGGTAGATGCCAGCGAGCACGTTGATGTTAATACAGGAGGAAACAATATGCCCGATCTGAAGATGTTCAAGATCGACGGAGTAGAATACTCTGCTGAGGCTAGGGTGCTGGAAGAGCTTCATACCGTTACGGTCAAGGCTGATGGACTCAAAGCGAGCCTTGATGCACTGACCACGGAGAAGACCCAGCTCGAAGCAAAGTGTGATTCAGAGAAGGATCGTGCTGACATCGCTGAAGCGAAGGTCAAGGAGCTTGAGGCCAAGAAGATAGATCAGGTCATGATTGATGCCGCTGTAGTGCGTAAGCTCCGCATTCTTGATGCGGCCCGCGTTGCTGAGGTTGAAGTCAAGGATGGTATGGCCGAGGTCGATATCCAGAAGGCTGTCATTATGAAGGTCTTCCCGAAGGCCGTTCTTGATGGCAAGGATGCCGTGTATATCGATGCGCGGTTTGACAGCGCTATTGAGGCGAAGGCGATTGAGGCTGAGGCGAATGCTGATGCCCAGACCCGTGAGCTTAATGGTGGCGCTGCGAAGCACGCTGATGCCGCTGAGGTTGTGGATGCGTCGAAGGCTCGTGAGAAGTATGTCGAGAACCTGCGTAACGCTCACAAGGGCGATAGGAAATAAGGAGGAATAGATGGGTGCTTATGGAACGATGGAAGCCGCTATTCTCGGTCTCCCCTTTGGTCTGGACTTTGAAGTTGAGAGCTTCCCTGCCGCCGCCGCGATAACGGCTGGTCGGCCTGTATATCAGACTCCGGGTACTCCGGGTTCGGTTCACCCGACGTATGCGTCTGGTGATGTGTTTATCGGTATTGCGTTGTTTGATCAGCGGGCCTCTGTTGACACTGTAGGAACTTACGATCAGTATGATGTCGTGAATGTTCTTACTGAGGGGCAGATTTGGGTACAGGCTTCGGCGGCGGTTTCGACTGCTCCGGTTGCCGCGTATGCTACGTCTGCCGGTCTTTTCTCGCCGACTGCTTCTGGTAATTACAACGGTGGTTGTATGTTCCGTGGCAATCAGGCGACTATTTCTGGTCTCGTGCTCGTTGAAGTCAACGGCCCGAAGCTGGTTGCGTAAGTTGAAGGAGGAATAGAATATGGCTACTAAGTACGACGCTTTCAACATCGACGCCAACGAGTCGGCTTTCTTCAAGCGTGAGCTTGAGGTGGTTAAGTCTAAGACGTTTGATGTTAAGTATAAGCCTAACATGGCTTTCAGTCTCTTTCCTGTTTCCAGCGAGGCCAGTCCAGCCGCTGAGGTTATTACTTGGCGGCAGTTTTCCCGCGTTGGTATGGCCAAGATGGTTGCTGACTATGCTACGGACTTCCCCCGTGTGGACATCTATGGGGTAGAGTATTCGGTTAAGCCCAAGGACATTGGTTCTTCGTATGGTTACTCCATAGCGGAGATTCGCCGTGCGGCTATGGCTGGTCTGCCCCTTGAAACCCGCAGAGCTGAAGCGGCTCGCAGGGCGATTGAGGACAAGCTGAACAGTATTGCCTTTAGTGGTGATTCGGCTACCAACCTGAAGGGCTTCATTAACTACTCTGGTATTACAGAGTACACTGTTGCTTCCGGCGGCACAGGTGGTACCAAAACTTGGAGCACCAAGTCTGCGGATCAGATTCTGGATGACATGAATGGCATCGTCCACGCTGTAGTGTCAGCGACGAATGGCATTGAACAACCTGATGTGATGTTGCTTCCGCTGGAGCAGTACAATCTGATTTCTACCAAGCGCCTCGGCACTGATTCGGATACCACTGTTCTGGAATACTTCCTCAAGACCAACCGCTATATCAAGCGGGTGGAGTGGGTTACGGAATTGGCGGATGCTGGTGATAGCACGACAGATAGAATGATGGTGTACGTGAACGACTCCAATCATCTCAATCTTGAAGTGCCCCTTATGTTTGAGCAGTACGATGCCGATAAGTCGGGCCTTAGCTACTCAATCCCGTGCCTTGCCCGCACCGCAGGTATGATAATTTTCTACCCGGCCAGCGTTTCTTATGCGGATGGAATCTGAGTAATTCCTTTTAGTATAAGGAATTAGGTGTGGTTGGGTCAGCACAAAAACTGACCCAACTTTACTTCTTTACAGAACAGTTAGTGGATATACCACAAGGAGAACATGATGATAGTAAACTGGGCAAAAAATAACATGAAAGTTATTCCCGCGCACGCACCTACGGCACTTGATCCTAGTGCGAATTCGCGCTTCTGTACGCTGGCTCCCGGCTATAATGAAATAGCTGATGAGTTGTGGCATGATGCCCGCATGTTTGTTGCCGATGACATAGCCTCCGGCAAGATCGTTGAGGAGTGGGTGAAGGCCCCCCGGCCCGAGAAGCCAGAAGACCTTCCGCTGATCTGGTGTGAGCTTGAGGATGGCCGTGAGTCGAAGTCGATTCGTATACCGGCGAAGCTCCTTGATATAGCCCGCCCCGGTGTAATCAAGCGCGTTGTGGAGGGGACGTTCCATCCAGCTACACTTGCAAAGTGGGCTGACGAAGAGAGTCGCCCCGATGTACAGGCCGCGCTTCAGAAGCAGATCAAGGCTGTTGATGCCGGTGAGATTATAGGATAAGTAGGAGAGTGCCATGACACCAGAAGAGTATATCGAGCTAGTCTGCCCTGCATTGTATACCAGCACAGTAATGTCAGGTTATATTACGATAGCGTCTGGCTTGACCTCTTCTGCGTTCTTTGGAGACCAGTGGGGACTGGCAACTGCGTTGCTTGCCTCCCATGAATACTTCCTCAGCATAATACGTACTGGTCAGGCTGGAGTTGAAACCTATAAGATGGAGGGGCGTTTGGCATTGTCTACTGGCGGTGTAGGCGTTCTTCGTGATCCGCTTGATTTGACTAACTATGGTATGCGATACAAGGCACTAAGGCAAAGTAGGATGGCGGGAGTATCCATTACGGACTCCGCTATTGTGCAAGCCTTTTTAGGAGGCTAACCTATGGTGTTTAATGAGTTTCAGGAAACACTACAGGTATGGCGACGGATGCCGCCCTCTGGTCTGTATGATGATGCAGTGTGGACATTATTTACGACAATAAGCGGTAGAATAGAGCCAATATCTGTCAAGGACTCTTTCTTGAATGACCAGACAATGGCAAACGCAACGGATATAGCTTTGATCCCCTATGAGTATCGAGATTCGGTACAGACGGGAGATGGTGTTATAGATACGGATGGGATACAGCGAAAGATCATCGGACAGCCTGAGCGCTGGAAGTGGATGATCCCCCACGTTGTTTGCACACTTGAGCGGGCACAGTGGGATTTGGGGGGCTAAGATGGCCTCATACACACATAAGGCTGGTGGAGCAGTAAAGTTCACTGGTGCTCTGGCTAAGGCGAACTTTGAACGTGAACAATCCATTGTTATGCTTGGTATGCTTCAGCGAGCGGGTAAAGAAATTTCGGCGCTCATGCGAAAAGAAACCGAGCCTTATGATTTTGAGAAAACGCTATCACAGTCTATTACATGGCGTACTTCCAAAAATAGTGGCAATATTCCCAATCCAGAACACATGATTGATGCTCCCTCTGCTAATAATGCAGTGGATATAGGTAGCCATGCCCCCCATGCTTGGTATCGTGAATACGGTGCTGGAGAGCATACGAGTAGTGAGGGTGCCAATGAGTTTCTAGCTAATATGAAGCGATGGGCAGAGGAGAAACTGGATTTACACCCAGATAGATCAAAAGCTGATATGGGTATTCTTTGGGCGATTATTAAATCTATTCGTAAAGGCCCCGATGCTATAAGGCATGAACAGGGTAAGAAACCGTTTGTAGCTCCTGTTGAGCCAGAGATACCGGGGATTGCTTCTCAGATATCACAAGATGCACTAACACAGATGTGGGCGAAACTGGAAAGGAAGTACAAGCCATGATACTACAAGATTTGTACGTGTACTTCAAAACAGACGCTACACTGTCCGGCATTTTAGGTAACTCTAGTTCAATTTATGTAATACAGGCTCCAACGATAACAGGTACACCAAAGATGCCATGGGTACTACTGGAAGTTACTAGTGGTTCTCGTACAAAAATCTCGCAGACAAAAACTGAGGAGATAGCGTACGCTAGGATATCAGTGGATGCTGGCCCTACGCAGATAAATAAAGGGATGCAGATAATAGAACGGTGTCAGGTGATGCTAGAGAATCTTCGTGGTGTGATTACTACCGCAACAGATGTGCATGTGACGGTGGGCGCAGTACGAGGATGGGCTGGTTTTAACGAGGCTTACAGGTATCAGTTTGATGCCACAATACGTTTTACAGAGGATTACACTCAACCTAGTTGAGTAACAGGAGGAAGATATGGCAAATTTGAATAGGCTTGTAGGAAGCGATGCCTCGCTTTACAAGATGACGTTTGGCACTACGCTGGCTACTGGTGCTATGATAAGTGGTTCGTGGTACAAGATTGCTTCAATTTCTGGAACCGCTACGTTCCCTTCTGGGTATGTAGTTGGCGATCTGTTCTTGGGCAAGGGACAGACACTCAATGCGGGTAACACTGCCGCGCTTGCTACTTCGACTATAGTTGCAGATTGTAGTTCATTCTCGATGGAATTCTCTCGTGATGAGATTGATGTGACTGTTTTAGCTGATGACATTAAGAAGTACCGCCCCGGTAAGACTGATCTCTCCGGTACGGTAGAAGGCATCAACTTCATTTCTGAGATGAATAAAGACGGTTCGATTCTTAGCCGCTTTATGAAGTCTGTTTCTGCTACTGCTGATAATACTTCGACGCTTCGTGCCGTGGATGCCTCTGAGCTTTATGGGCAGTTCTTCATACAGGATGACACCACTACTTCTGGTGAGACTAGTGCCTTCCTGTTCGGTCAGATCGAGCTTTACGGCTACAATCTTGGTGCTTCAGTTAGCGATGCACAAACATGGAATTCTGGGCTCAGATTTATCGGAGCAGACCCTGTGATGTATTTCAAGGCTAACAGCTAATAGCCTTTCATATCCATAAGGAGGATATACCCCTATGATTATTTCAGTTTCTACCAAGCGTGAGTTCACTCCCGAATTCAACGGCAACCGCAAACTTCCTGCCAATGAGCAGATGAAGATCATCCACCGTGCCCCCACCGTAGCCATCAAGGAAAAGCTCTTCCCAAGGAAGTTCGAGTTTGATGGCAAGGGTGAGGTTTCTGGTTCCTTTGAGGTTGACCGCAAGAAGATCATCGGCGAGCTTACCATCGATCTCATCAATATCGAATATGAGAGTGATGATGAGAAAAAGAAAGTTACTACGGTCACGCAGTTGTTTGGTGCGCCGGTAGAGTTTGATCCTCTTATTGAGGAACTGTACAATTACTACAACAGCATACTGAACGCAAGGCCGAATGAAAAAAACTAAGAATAGCCTACCGTCTCTTCCACGACGGTAGGCACAAGGACGTGTACCGCAAAGAGAAGGGACACGTCCTTGTTCTGGCTAAAGAGATCAACGGTGAAGATGTCCTTGTGACTCGTGATGAGGTGCAAGGATATGTAGCCGATAAAGAGTTCCTGTACTTCCTCTCCATCTACCAATATACGAAGCTGTGGGGGATGCCCAACGGCAATGGATGGGCGAATGAGCCTACGGATGTATTGGACGGACTGACGGCATTGGAACTGGAAGCCAAGTCTATAGAACATGAACAGATGGAGAAAAGCAGGAACAAGGGTGGGGCTAGTGGAAAGTCGCTAAACACTCGGTCACAGCAGATTTAGGAGGCCCATGATGGCGGCTGGTGCAGTTTATACACGACTTTACATTGAGGGCAATGAGTATTTTATGACCCTCAAGAAAGCACAAGCTCAGACGCAAGAATGGGCTAAAGATACTACCAAAAATGTTAATACTGTCGGGCGGGATTTTGCCAATCTCGCCCGTTCTGTTATAGGGATCACGGCATCGTTTCAGGCAGTAAAAAAAGTAGTATCGGAAGGTATCGACTTCAATAAATTTGTTTCGGAGCAGACAGCGGCATTCTCGGTGATGATGAAGTCTACCGATGCGGCCAAGGCTAAGATGCAAGAATTATATACCTTCGCTGTTGAGAGTCCGCTGACGTTCAAGGAAACGGTTAGTGCCTCGAAGCAGTTATTGGCGTATGGTTTCTCTGCTGAGAGTCTAGTAAAGAACATGGAAATGTTGGGAACGGTGGCGAAGGCTACCGGACATTCCCTTGATGATATATCGTATGTGTATGGTACTTTGAAGACACAGGGTAGAGCGTATAGTCGTGACCTTATGCAGTTCGCTATGCGTGGTATACCTATCTATGATGAACTGGCAAGCGTAATGGGAGTCACAACCCAACAGATAAAGAAGCTCACGGAACAGGGTGCAGTTGGGTTTGAACAAGTAGAGAAGGCATTCAAGAACATGACCGGTGAAGGTGGGCGCTTCGCTGGTATGATGGACGCATACATGAAGACCCTAAGTGGCCAGTTGAGTATGTTTGGTGATATTGCCCAACAGAGTGCAGGAAAGATAGCATCTGGCACAACCACGGCACTCACAGAAGGTATTGGGGGCATCATGGATGCCCTGAAGGATTCTAGTGGGGCATTCACCAATCTAGGTACAGACTTGGGTATGGTTGCTTCTGCCATGTTAAGTGTGGTCGAGGCGGCAATCAGACTGACCCCCGCCATTGTATTGATTGTAAAGACACTTATAGTTGGTAAGATACTTCAGATGATAACGAAGTTGCCGGGGCTGGTATTGGCTGGAAGTGCCGCGTTAAAAGCAATGACGATAAGCATTATGAGTGTCAATGCCGCGTTTAGCACACTAGGAACTGGTGCTGTATGGTCGCTGAAGCTAATAGGTGGTCAGCTTGCTGTACTAGGTACGGAACTTTTAGCACTTATGGCTAATCCTGCATTCTTGGCTATTGCTGGACTAGCGACTGGTCTAGCAGTCACGGCTACCGCTATGGCACGCGCTAAGGCCGCTGATGTATCATTACGAGAGACCAATCCTAGAGAAGCACTCCGGCAAAATGTTATAGGAAATATGCAGGGGTCGTTTGCGGCGGATGCAACTGGGTCTGCTACTAGCATTCAATATACCACTACACAGGTAAGGGACGCCGCTAAAGAATTCAATCTTAGTTTATCAGACACCGTAAAAATTCTGCGTGATCTTGGTGTGGTAACGAATGGAACATATACCGAGATACAGAATGCCATCACCAAGGGCGAGGATAAGTTACTCCAAACCGCTTCGCGTGCTATGAAAAATCGATGGGAGATTGAGGGGCAATGGTACGCTACTTTTGCTGGTAAAAGTGCGGCAGATTATACGAATATACCAAAGAAAGAGTCTAAGGGTGTTCTGGCGGCCAATGACTATATTGCTACTTTTGAGACTGATCGACAGGCCATGAAAGATGCGCTTGGATATGTTTTTAACAACGATGATCTTACTGATACCCTGACGAAAGAAATGACTGCTCTTAAAGAAAAACTCATTGAGGGCGCGTCTGTGCTGAATTATGATGATACACAGTTTGACGATATTCTTCGTGCTAGAATCAAGGCAATAGAGAAACTTATAGCTGATGGTGCAGAAAAAGCACATGACCTTTGGTTTACAAGAGAATGGCAAGCCAAGGCTTCTATTGATAAATTGGATGATCTGGATTTGGAACGAGATAAAGCACAGGCTACCGCTATTCAGAAAATGCAGAAAAAGGAAATAACGGAAAAGGAGTATGCCGATGCTTCTTTGGCAATAAATGAGTGGTATTACAACGAACGGCAAGCATTGGAGAAGGAGCGGCTGGAAAAACTGTATACTACATTGAAAGATGGTAATTCAGAAATGTTTTCTTTATACCGTCAATGGGCCGCACAAGATTTTTCGGCAGGAGATTATGGGTCTGGTCTGACCAACTCTGTTATGGCTGGATTCGAGGGCACTACCACAGGCAAGTTTATTACTTCTACCGACAAAGCCGCACAAGCTCTAATCAATTTGGGTGAATCGGCGGCAAAGGCCACAGATGATTTTGTAAGTCAATTACTTGATAAAATAAAAGGTATAGACATCTCACAGTCTATAGATAATATAACTACAGGAATAGCGGACTTCGTAAATAATATATTTGGCTGGGGGGATGATGCCGCTGATAGTGTAGAAAATCTTCAAGATGCAGTTTCCAATTTAGAGGATTTGCTTGGTAGGCTACAGGATGAATTTGATGCCCTGATTGCCAGAGCAGAAGAATTGATAGGTATACAGGTTGACTCCATGCAAGCTCTGTACGAAGTTGGAGCCATGTCTGGTAGTCAATATGAAACCGCTGTCAATGATTTGTGGGCACAAAATGCAGAAGAATTAAAGGCGGCGTATGAGTTGGCTGGGCAGACTTATCCTGAAGACTATGCTACTGAAGGCACGTTGACGGATGTATACGCCGCACTTGAGGCAGTGGCATACAAACTTGGGGTGACACAAACACAATTAACTACAACACAAACCGCTCTGGACAACGCAGGATCAGATACGTCCACTCTGTCAGATGCCTCATCCGGTGCTTTGATAGGTGCTGGTGTGGGGTCTATATTTGGGCCAGTTGGTACTGGTGTGGGTGCCGCCATTGGTGCCGGTGTGGGTGCATTAGGTGATTTGTTCGGTTGGTGGGATGTGGGTTCAACCAATATCCCCAAAGATCAAATGGGTACTGTGCATGCTGGTGAGGCAATTATACCACAGACCTTTGCGGAAGGTATTCGCTCTGGGGAGATGGTACTTTCTGGTACTGACGAAGTTGGAAGCGGTGGAAGCCCCGTATACGTCACAGTAAATGTGGAAGGCAGTGTGTCTGCTGAGAATGATCTGGCTACCTCGGTTGCACAGGCGATATATACTCAGCGCAAGCGCGGGTTGCTTACAGTTTAGGATAAGGAGATACTATGGCTATAGAGGTAAAGATAAGTCAGTTGCCCAGTGCAACGGCGATTACGGGAGTAGAGAAATTCCCCGCCGTCCAATCTGGGGGAACTGTTGCGCCGACACTGGCACAGGTTAGAGCATATACTGATGTAACTGCCAGTGGCTTCGCGGCAACGGCGCAAGCCGCCGCTATAGCTTCTGCGGCTATAACCGCTAGTGGGTATGCGGTAGACGCTTATAATGCGGCGATTGCTACCGCTAGTGGTTACGCAGATTTGACAGCGAGTGGCTATGCTGATGCCGCGTATGATGCCGCTATACTTACGGCGAGCGGTTATGCGGTTGATAGCATGAACGCCGCTATTGCCACATCTAGTGGGTATGTAGAGCCGTTATTTGATTTCAGGCAATGGGACACTACACGTTCTTACGATTTGAACGATCCTGTTTTCTATGAAGGTGTGCCGTATAGAAGCCTTATAGTTACCAATTCCGGGAATACTCCTGATGTAAACCCAGATAAGTGGGAAGTGACTGGTGGTGGCTCAGATGCCGTTAATCCCGGATTTACTTTGGAGAATGGGCAGTTTGAGAGTACCGCCGATGGCTGGCTCACCTATAAGGATACTGCGACCTCTGTTCCTGAAGATGGCACAGGGGGTACTCCGGTTGTGGTAACATTCTCCCGTTCTACTGTCTCGGGGCTTATCGGAGATGCTAGTGGGGTTCTTTCTAAGTCAGCAGTAGATGGACAGGGTGAAGGCGTTGGGAGAACGTTTACGGTTGATAGGGGAATGCTTCAGAATCCGGTACAAGTTTCGTTTGAATATGAAACTACTTCTGGATATGCCAGTGGCGATGTTGGTGTGTACATATATGATACGGTGGGTTCTGGTATACTGTATCCGAGTGAAGTAGAACTTGCCGCTACGTATGGAAATCCTTCTACTGAAAAAGTGGTGTTCTGGCCCAATAGTGATTCTACTGATTATCGGTTGATATTCCATGTAATGACAAGCGGCACACTAGCTTGGGACTTTAAGCTAGACAATGTTCAAGTTGGAACCAACAATATGGTAGTTGGTGCCGCTATCGGGCCTACTATACAATACCCTCTAACCATTGGAGCAACTACTACAGCTCCTACCAAGGGAACCATAGCAGAAGATATTGCTACATGGGCTAGACATGGCGATAAGATGATGTGGAGTTATAGGTATGAGCAAACTGCCGCTGGAAGTGCTGGAAATGGAACTTATTTATTCCCATTACCTACAGGGCATGAGATTGATTTAACCAAGCATCCTATAAATAGCACAGTTGGTATAGCTAGAGTGTCGTCAGCGTCAGATGGGTTCGCCGTTTCGTCTGTTATAGGCAATGTTGTAGTTAATAGTGCAACTACTCTTAGGCTAGATGTTATTAACGCGGTAAATACGCTTATAGCTGTAGGCTCCTCTGCGTATAATATGGGGACTGCATCCCTACAATTTAACTGTGAGGCAACCTTCACCATCTCTACTTGGAGCGCTAACGTAAATCTCAATGGCGCTATGGACGATGAGTATTTATTCAACACACAAGCTACTATCAATACCAACGATACAACTTCTTTCGGTTATGGCAAAGGTGGAGCGGCTATACTTGCTAATACAGCGGCTACGTATTATGACGTTCAGTTACAGAAGCCTATGCAGATTACTGACGAACCTATTATTGAAGTTAGGAGCAAGCTAACCAGACGATGGTTTCCGGCTACTGTAGCTAGTTGGCCAGCGGCAGGAAGTGCGGCCGTATTCTCTTTGGGGGCGTCTAGCGCTGTGCCTACTGGATTTAGTCCTGTCGGAATAGGCGTTACAGATATAGGAGCACAGGACAAACTGCGTGTTACATTTAATGTCTATAGCGCCTATTTAGGAACGACAAACTACACTTGGGCTAATCTAACAGCATCAGCGTTTGGTTATGATAGATGGAGAGTAAGGATAAAGAAGGGTGCTTCAAGTAGTGAGATACCTCCTGTGGTGTTTGCTGACTATACAATGAGCACTTCAGTCAGCATTTCAACGACTCCTGTAAGATTGAACTTTGATACAAAAAATGAAGACACTAATGTAGCTGTAACAACAGGTGCTTCTTGGGTATTTACAGCTCCGATTTCTGGTTTGTACGAAATAAAGAGCTTAGGAATAGGTAGTGGGAATGCAGTAGCTTTACTAGGTTATTCTCAAACTTTGTGGTTAAACGGAGTATCTCAGGAGGGGTATATTTTAGGGGTAGTATTTCCTGCCGCGACGGGATTTCCTATTTCTGGTTCAAGAACAATAAGAGTAGTTAAAGGAGATACTCTATACATAACTGCTCAAACAAACGTAAGCTCATTACCGGCAGTCCAGTCTCGCGTTCAAATTACTCGCATCGGAGGCTAACAACTAATGTTTAAAGAATATTTTGAAAGAACAACAAACAGACCTTGGATAACAAGCGGCCTACAAACTGAATGGAAAGTAGAGGAAGTAGAGGGTGTACAGTATCTATCGTTTCAACCTAGTAATGAAACAATAGATTGGTATTATAATTTTGACTTTCTCGCTAAACCTTATAAAGAAATGGAGTTTACTTGGTATTGTCATAGAGGATTTTTAAAAGTTTGGAAGGCAGTAAAAAATGATATTAATCTTAAAACAGATGACAAAAAGCCTTTAATTATTTTAGGATATAGTCATGGTTCAGGTATAGCGGTTTTAGCTCACGAATGGTTCAATTTTAATGGTTACAATCCTACCACGTATGGAAAAATGGAGTGAAACTAGCTGTGATTTCATACTCTATGACGAATGGTATGTTTCCTATGTCGTATACTCTCCGATTAGCAGTCGGCGACTATATTGAGATACGGGCAGATGTGTCAGTAACAATGTCAGGAAGCGCAATATCATCTAATACGCATATAGAAGTAACCCGTATAGGTTCATA